GGTACAGCACCCGGCCGATCCGGGCCTGCGACTTGAGCAGGGGCCGGACCTGGCACACGTATGACCAGTCCTCCGCCCCCTGCGACGGGGCCCGGAAGTCAGCGGTCTTGGCGATCTGCGCGCGGACCGGGTTGACCTGGGTGACGTCCCGGTACAGCACCCCGCCGGGCAGGTCATCGGCCCAGGTGCCGTGGTCCAGCCCGGTCACGATCCGGACCGGCTGCCGGACCCCGGTCACGTAGTAGGCGTGCTCGAACGCGATGTAGTCCGGCGGGCGGTCCTGCTCGTCCAGCTCGTGCATGGCGTAGGTGACGGCCGCGACGAACTCGCCGTCGACCATGTCGTCGTCGTCGACGAAGCTGATGTACTCCCCGGCGGCCTGCTCGAGGGTGGCCTGCCGCTTGGCGGCCAGGGTCCGCTGCCCGTTGTCCCAGAACCCCAGCACCTCGACCTGGCCGTCGGCGTCGCACTGCGGCAGCAGCACCGCCAGCAGCCGGGCCAGCTTCTCCCGCCTGCTGGCCAGGGTCGCGATCCCGATCGTCCACAGCGGCCGTCCAGTTGGATCCAATTGGATTCAGTCCATCCCGAAGTGGGCGCCGAGCGCGGCCAGCACCGGCACCAGGTACTTGTCCCGCACCACGTCCACCGCGAAGCTGTCCGTCACGTGCCGCCGGGCGGCGTGCTTGCGGATGGCGTAACCGCGCTCGGCTACCTTCGGGTCCCGGCCGGACCGGCAGCACACCTTCCCGTCCTTGCGGATCGCCGGGCGTCCCGACCCGTGGTAGGCCAGCTCGTACAGCCGGGTCAGCGAGGCCTGCAGCGGCGCCGCCCACCACGCCTCGTGCCCGGTCGCCCACCGGGTCTCCGCCTCGGCCAGCCACCCGCCCGGCCCGACCACCTGGGCGATGACCGGGTGCTGCGTCCCGATCACCGGGGTCCCGCAGGCCAGCGACTCCGCGATGGGCAGCCCGAACCCCTCCGCGGCGGTGGCCTGCGACGCGACGTCCGCCGCGGTCATCGTCCCGGCCAGCCGCCACTGCTCGATCAGCCCGGTGGCCAGCAGGTACTGCGAGGAGAACCGGTACGACCCGTCGGGCAGCCCGATCCGCTGCGCCATCCGCCGCAGCTGCAGGCCGTGCGGGTTCTCCTCCTCCGCGTGGATCATCAGCACGCAGTCCGGGTGGTTGTCGAGGAGCCCGGCGAACGCCTCCATCTGCTTAGAGAACTCCTTGCGGGCCTTGTCCCGGTTCGCCGCCACCAGCGAGACCGCGAACAGGGCGTCGATGCCCATCTCCTCGCGGAGATCCCCGCGGTGCGGCGCCGGGGTGAACACCTGCGTGTCGATCGCGTGCGGCATGTACAGCACCGGGGTCCTGCGTCCCAGCTTCGGGGGGTTGACCCGGTTGAACTCGTCCTGCCAGTTCTCCAGCACCGCCAGGCCGTGCTCGCTCATCGCCACCGGCACCGTCTCCCGCCAGGTGGCCAGCGAGTTGGCGTCGTGCAGGCCCAGCTCGCACTTGCGGTTCCGCCGGTTGACCGTGTCGACCGGCATCCACGCCGCGTAGGGGATGCCCTGCAGCGTCTCATGGGACATGGCCCACTGGTCCATCAGCGAGATGACCAGGTCCGCGCCGAAATGCCGGGCGTGCATCCCCACCGAGTCGCCGCCGTACGGGTGCTGCCCGGCCGGGTAGACGGGGATCACCGGGCCGCCCGGGTACAGCTCCCGCTCGTCGTAGAACCCCTGCTGCCCGTAGAACGCCGACAGGGCCACGTCGTAGCCCAGCCCGCACAGGATCGTCAGCAGTGTCAGGACCTGGGTGGCGTAACCCGAGCCGACCTTGAAGTGGTTGGAGTGGATCGTGATCTTCCGCAGCGCCCGCCCGATGACAGCCTCCCCAGGAAAGACGGCCACGCCGCGGAGGTGGCGTGGCCGTGCCGGCAGCCTAGCGCGCATAACCCCGCCCCGGCCGGGAAGTAACCGGGCGTGGCGGGCGCCCCCCTACCTGGAGGTGTGACCCGTGGACCGCGTTTTCTTCCGCTGGCTGTGCGCCATCGCGGGACTGGTCCTGGCCGGCATCTGGCTGATCATGACCGTGACCGGCGGCCCGGTCCTGGACTGGATCCCGCCCGCCTCAGTCCTCGCGCTCGGCGTGGCCGTCGCGCTGCTGATCCCCTGACATGCGGACCAGACCGGTGATGACGATCGCCGAGGTGAACTGCAGCTCCTCCGCCGCCGCGACCCACAGCTCGTCCCCGTCGGCCAGGCCGGTCGAGAAGCTGTTGTCGGTGACGAACAGGCCCTCGACGTGGTCCCCGCCGGCGTTCTTCACCCCGACCACGTAGTTCGGGCCGCCAGCCACCCCGGACGCGCCGAACGTCTCGCAGGACACCTGGATCTCCAGGTCCCCGGGGCCGGCCTGGACGAGCAGCTCCGGCTTCCCGAACTCCAGCATGACCTTGACCGGCCGGAACGGCATGGGCTCCCCCAGGCATGTAAGTAAACGCGTGCCGCCCCGGGTCCCGGTTCGACGGGCTCTAATCCGGGACCCGGGACGGCACATCCAGCTCCCCCGGCCGGATACGGCGGGCAGGGGGAATTCCCTTTTCCAGGGTCGCCGTGAAAGGTGCCCCTTAAAGCGTCTGCAGAAGCCGGAAAGCGTTCGGCACCAGCACCTGCGAATTGTTGAACCAGATCGCCAGGATGCCGCGCTGGCCTGTGGGGTAACGGTTCGTCGGGCCGAAAAGGTGCGGCACCAGTTCGATTCCCATTCCCACCCGGTCGACGATCAGGAACTGCCTGTAATCGCCCTGGACGAGGACCTGGGAGCCGGAACTGATAGTACCGACCATCGTGGACACTTCGTACGCGGGGTAGCCGTTGAACGTCGCCGGCTGGCCCCCCGACGGGCGGACCCAGGAGTCGAACGCGGCGCTGGCCAGCGCCTGGAAAAGCTGCCTGAACCTGTTGTACGTGGTCCGGGAGGCCAGGTAGGCGGACTGCTGCCGGAACCGGGCCGGCATCGCGTTCTCCAGCGCGTACAGGTCCCCGACGGCCAGCGCGGCGGTGCCCGCCGTGGTCACCGTGGACGCGGTGCCGACCGCCGAGGTGGTCAGGCCGGTCAGCAGGCCGGTGCACTGCGGCGCCGTCCCGTTCCCGGTCATGAAGCTCGACGCCTCCTCGATGTCCTTGGCGTCCATCAGCAGCGCCGTCATCTGCGACCGCAGCGCACCCCAGGACACGTCGAGCTCGACGGAGAACGGGACGAACCCCTGCACCCGGGTGGTCCTCACCGTGGGCTGGACGAACGCCGCGTCGCCGGTGCCGACTTCCGCGCCTTCAGCGGCCCGGGTCACGGTCACCCCGGCGCTGGTGACGCCATCCCATTCCTTACCCGTGATGGTTTCCACCCTCGCGAGATGACGAATGGGATTGATGGCGCCATTTGACGTGAGAATGACCGTCGGGTCCAGCTGGAAAGGAACCGCATAACCGCCCTGCGCGTCGACGCCCAGGGACAGCGCACGCGATTCCTCTTCGGACAGGCCGACGAGGGAAAGCTTGGACAGGGCCTTGCCGAACGCCCGCTCGTAGACGGGGTTGCCGGTGACCAGGACCCGGCGGGCCAGCTCGCCCCTCTCGTCGTCGATCGTGTCCAGCAGCGTGGCGACGCGGGTCTGGGCGTCCTCCATCGTCATGGTCCGGGTGATGTGCGGCTCGCCCGGCGGGGAGTACCGCACCGCGGGGAACCCGCGCCCGTCGGCCTCGAGGATCCGCATCGCCCGGTCCCGGTAGGCCCGCGGCAGGTCCTCGTAGCTCCGGACACCCGACCGGACCGAGGCCAGGTCGTACAGCTGCGCCCGGTCGGTCGACGGCATGAACTGGGGGACGCCGAAGCTGCCGCGCTGCCCGGGGGTTCCCGGGGCGCCCTCGCCGCCCTCAGCCCCGCCGTTCAGGCCGGGGTTCGGCTGGGTCTCGGTGTGGCCGCCGGCGCCGTCCTGCTCGCCGGCGCGGGCGGCGGTGAACGACGCGATCATCTGCGCGCGCTGCGCCGCGTCGGCGACCGCCGTGTCGTGGCGGGCCTTCTCCTCCGCCAGCGCCTTCCACTCCGCATCCAGCTCCGCCGACAGGTCCCCGTCGGGGTAGGCGGTGTGGATCTGGGTCATCCGGGCCGCGATCTCCGCGAGCCGGGCCGTCCGCTCTGCGACCTTCATCGGGCCGTCCATGGGCGTGCTCCTGCTACTCGAGGTGTCATCATCGGTAGCCGGGTGCAGCGTGTGCGGCGCGGCGTCAGCAGCACCCAGATCTTGCGGGCCGGTGCCATCTGACCCGGCGTCCCCGTCGCCCGTGCGGGACTGCTGGTCATCGGCGGCCGGCTGCCTGCCGGAGCTGCTGGTTGTCTTCTTACCATCCGCGCCGTCGTCTTCGGTGACGGCGTGGCCGTGCTTTTTCATCGCGGCCTTGATCTTGCCCTTGATCTCGGCCAGGTCGGCGGGGCTGTACTCGGCGGCGTTCTTCGCCTCGTTGATGAACTCCCACGCCGACTTGACGTGGTCGTCGGTGTCGAGCGGGTACCGCTTCTTCCCGTCTTTCTGCTTGCCGGTGTCGGCGTACTCGACGTGCCCGTAGGGCAGTTTCCCGTCGCCGGGGGCGTCCCCGCCGCGGCCCTCCGCGGACAGGTGCGGGCGGGCTTCCCCGTCGGCGTCGAAGAAGTCGTGGTCGGTGTCCCCGGCCGCAGTGGAGTCGTCGTCGCCGTCATGGTCCGGGTCGTACTTGCGGCCGGCCATCACGGCGAACTCGGCCAGCGCCCGGAAGTACGCCATCGGGCCGTCCGGGCCGGCGGCGAGCTCGGCGACGGAGCTGGCGTACTCGTGAGCCGCGCGCATGTGGCCGGTCCAGGTGTCCGTCCGCTCCTGGGCCTCCTCGCCGTCCCGGCCCGAGCTCGAGGTGGGCACCTGCGAGGCCGGGGTGTTATCCCCGGCGCCGTCCGTCGCGCCCTCGGGCACCGTCGGCCGGGCCGCGGCCAGGTGCCCCTCCAGGTGGGAGCGGGCCTTGGCCTTGTGCTCGGCTGAGACGGGCAGCGCGTCCAGGGTCTCCAGCGCCGACCGGACCGCGTCCGGGTGGTGGTCCCCCGGCTCCCCGTCCCCGTCGACCACGTGATGCGGCAGGTGCCCCGCGGACCGGGCGAACGTCCCGTCGGCGAACTGGCCGCCGGTGTCGTACAGCGCGTACATCGAGTGCATGTGCTGCAGGTCGGCCGGGAAGATCATCGCGTTCTGCGCCTGCTGGGAATCCCACCTGGCCTCGGCCGGGTCGTCGGGAGTGACCAGCGGGCTGGTGCGGTGCGCCGGGGTGGCGTGGACGTCCGGGTGCACCGCCGGCGCCCCGTCCAGCGACGGGGTGATCGCCCGGTCCGCGCCGTCCTTGCCGCCGAGGTGCTGCCCGCCCATCCGGGCCAGCACCGCGGGGGTCACCAGCGTGGCCTGCTCGCGGGCCTCCTCGACCCGGGACCGGACCCCGACGACCTGCGCGTCGTCGTACGCCGGCACCGGCGTCGGGCCGTACTCGATCAGCGCGATCTCGTTCCGGGTCACCAGCGGCAGCGCCCCGGTCTTATCCGGGCCGTACTGCGACCAGTTCCCCTTCAGCTCCGGGTCGGACCGCAGGAACACCCCGGTGAACGACATGCCGCGCAGCGACTGGTTCCGGATCGCCTCGAGGATCTCCTCCGCCGGCTGCGACTCGTTGTACCGGGTCCGGGTGAACAGACCCCGGGCGTCGCAGCGCATCTCCACCGGCGTCCCGATCGGCACGCTCCACCGGTCCGACGGGGTGTTCCCCAGCGTCTTGCCGTGGTTGTACAGGCAGAACACCGACGCGCGCCGCTGCTGGAGCGTGTTGTCGAACGCGGCCGGGGCGATCTGCTCGCTGTAGTGCCCGTCGGCGTCCCAGATCTCGGTGGGCCGCAGGAACACCGCGGCGTACGCCTCGACGGTCCGCCCGTCACCGCCGTCCGCGCGGGTGACGATGCGGATGTCGTCCAGGGGGAACGCCCTGGTCACCCTGACCGTGGCGTCGCCGTCGAGCGCGCGGCGGACACGCCGGGCCGTGTCGGAGGTCATACAGCCGTCCCGTTCGCTAGCTGGCTGCCCGCCGCTGGGTCACACCGTAGCGCCGGCCCCCGCCTCCGGGGCGGAAGCACCGCCGCTCACGGGCTGTCCGCGCTGTTCCCGTCCGCCTTGGCCGGGGTCCCGGTCTTCGTCACGGGCGGCGGCGCGGTGCCCGGCGGGTGCAGCTGCACGCTCATCAGGCCCGAATGCCTGAGCAGGCCCATGTCGTTGTTCTTGACCGCCTTGACCACCGAATCCGGGTTGAACCCCTGCATCGTCAGCGCGGCGATCGTCTGGGACTGCTGCAGCTGGATCGCGGCGATGTCCCCCTCGTCCTCCCGCATGAACGGCACCCGCGCGTCGAACCACAGGTTCATGTGCGAGTCGTCCGGGGGGACCACCGACTCCAGCGCGTGCGCCGCCATCATCCACAGGTGCTGCATCGTCGCGTCGGAGAACCGGCGGCGCTGCGCCTTGAAGTTCCCCGCGTTCAGGCTGGACCCCTGGAGCCCCTCGGAGAACCCCACCCACGACGCGGGCACCCCCGCCGCGGCGGCCAGCCGGGCCTCGCCGTGCCCCTGGGTCACCGCGTAGTCAAGGTCCTTGAGCTGCGCGCCGATCACCGTGACGTCGGCGCCGCCGCCCATGTACAGGGTCTTCCACGCGTTGAACGCGCCGCGGTGCTCGTTCTCCATCAGCTCCTTGAACGCCTTGACCGTCTCCACCGGGATCGCCGGGTCGAACTTGACCGCCAGGTTCGGGGTGCTCGCGTTGGCGAAATACCTGTACTTGTGCTCGGTCATCAGCGCGTCGGCCTGGACCTCCCGCAGCAGCGGGGTCAGCCAGGACATGCCGAGGAACTGGAAGTTAGGGTCGGGCATCGGGGCGTAGTGGGCGATCTCCCACGGCCAGAACCACTCCGGCTTCCCGCTCCGCGGGAAGTACGCGTACCCCGCGACCTCGACATCAGGGGCGTCGGCGGGGGACTCCATGTCGTACTGGGAGCCCAGGCAGATCGTGACCAGGTCCGGCCGCAGCCTGGCCAGCCGGTTCTGCCGCGGCCGGACCACGTACGCGTTGCCGCCGATGCAGTTGTCGACCTCCATCCGGGCCAGCAGGTGCGCGGTGTGCCCTCCCGGCCACGGCCGCTCGAGCACCGCCAGGTCCTCGGTGCCGAACAGGTCCCCGGGCACCGCCCCGGAGAACCGGGTCCACTGGAACCGGATCTGCGCGAAGGCCTGCACCCGGGCCTGGATCAGCGCGAACACCGACGACACGCCCTGCAGCGAGGCGACCGCGTTCCCGACGATCCGCTCCTTGTCGACGGAGCCGAGCGTCGTCTGGATCAGCGGGTAGGTCAGCCCCCCGAAGGAGAAGTACGACGCCCACTCGTCCAGCGACAGGGTCATGTCCCGCGTGCCGGCCTGCGGGTACTCGACGTGGCCGCGCAGCAGGGCCCTGTCGCGGACCCGGTCGACCATCCCAGCCAATGCGGGCCTCCTACATGCGCTCGGCCGGCCCGCCGTCCCTCATGCGGCCGGCGCCGTCGGTGAATCCTTCCGCGACCGCGCAGCCCGCCCACGCGATGCAGAACCATAGTTTCCCGGCCAGCCACCCCGGGACGTAAAACACGCCGGTCAGCACGGCGACCAGCACGGCGGAGAACCGCACCCGCCGGGCCCGGGCCGTGACCGCCGCCACGTCGATCATGCCGGCCTGGCCACCTCCACCCGGATCCCCGGCGACACCACCAGCACCGGCACGTCGAACTCGAGGTCGTCGAGCTTGAGCAGGTCCCGGACCATCATCCCGGCCTGGTGCGCCCCGCCGGCGGACATGCCCGCGGCACCTTCGATGTGGACGATCAGCCGGTCCCCCGCGCGCAGCGGCAGCACCTCGACCAGCCGGACCTCCGGACCGGTAGCCGGCGGGGCCGTGGTCCGGCCCTGCCCGCCAGGGGCGAACGGGGCGCCTTTCGGTCCGGGCCGGACGAACCCCGGATCGGTGCTCACGTCGCCGGCCGGCGCAGGGACTGCAGATCCAGCCACATCGCCACCCCGTCGGCGGCGGCCCGCCAGTGCGCCCGGATCCCCGGGTCCTGCCCCTCCCACGACGGCAGCGGCTCACCACGCACCGACCGGCCGTCGCAGCTGGCCAGGTACGCCTCGTACGCGACCTGCCCCAGCTCGGCACCGCCCGCCGCGGCGGACCGGGCGGCCGGCCCGGAAATCCGGACCTCCGCCTCGACGCTGCCACCCGGCAGCACCATCAGCTCGGCGACCGCGCCGTCCAGGCCCCTGGTCGCGGCCGGCCCGTCCACCGGGATGAAAGAGATCTTCGTCATGGGACGCCACGGTACCGGTCAGGTCAGCACGAACGGCATAAGCCCGGGTTTCGCGCCGTACGTGGCCAGCCCCACCTGCGCCAGGGTCACCGCCTCGACCGGGGAGATCTCCTTGCCGTCCGGGGAGTCCCACGCCCACGCCTGCGCGACCTTCCGCTTGCGGCCGTCGCGGACCGCGTCGTTGACCGGGGCCTGGTCCGGGTGCCGGAACATGTCCTCGAGCACCGCTATGAGCAGCGACCCGCACCCGGCCGCGTACTCCGCCGCGGTCGTCGCCAGCAGCACCCGCTGACCCGGCATCAGCTTCACCGGCTCCGGTTTGTCTTTCGGCGCCGACACGAACTGGAACGGCGGGTCCAGCGACCGGAGCAG